ACTCCATCATCTCCGTTGTTAATCGGTCTAAATCATTCAAATACATTGCCCTTGTACTCATGGTTCCTCCTTCACCTTTACCGGCGCGCCTTTTTCGTACTTGTCGCAATCCTCCACATTGCATCCCCGGGAACGCTTCGTCCCGGATTTTAAAGCGTATTCGCATTTAATCCAGGAACTGTTTGGATTGTAAGCAGCTGCCCTGAATTTGCAGGTCTTACACAGATGGCGGTCAGCGTTCTTCCCATTTGTTTCCGCCAGCTGTTCCCGGATCTTTTTTGCCTCGGCCCATACCGTAATGTATTTTATTCCCGTCTTTTCCGCAATCTCAGTATTCGGAATCCCCCGCCTCACATAAGGCTCAATGATGGCTCTGGTATTCTTCGCCCGCGGCTTAGTCTTTTTTCCTTCCCGTGTATTTTCAGCTGGCATGTTTCTTCCCTCTGCATTTCATCCCTTTGCAGAAATACAACTTCGTTCTCCGCCTTGTTTGGACCCAGTCGTATTCTCCGATAATCATTTTCCCGCATATCTCACATATTTTCACATCTTCGGCCCTTGCCGAACCCTCTTTCTTCATATGGTCTCCTTTCTCTTTTCCCCATCCTCCGGCACCATAGGCCGGAAGATGAAGAAAGATGGCCTGTACGCTGTGTGACATACCTGCCTGTGTATCCATACGCCTATTCCAGCGGAGGTACCTTCCTTATGATATCCTCTATATCTACGATCGTGCTTTTCTGCCCGTTCTGCATCACCGGCCTGCTGCCAATGTCGATATATTCATAGTCATACCATCCTGTTATAAATGTCACATATCCGGTTTCTGTCCGTTCCCCGTTCCGGAATTCTACATGATCCCCAATCGCAAGGCCTCCTGGTTCCATCGCCGGTCCTCCCTCATTCCAAATAATTCTTCCTGCTGATCTCCATCCATTCCTCCCTGGTATGGCTCTTCTCATATTCTTCCTGGACGATCCGGCAGAGCAGCTCCCGCATTTCCTGATTGTTATGCACTGCTTCCGGCCCTGCCCTGTGATGATCCAGACACAGATCTACTTTCAGCCCTTCCGCCTCGGAAATATCACGCTGGCCGGATCCGAAGAGGATATGGTGATCTTCTGTATATTTCTGCCTATGATCATTGTGCAGTCTCGCGCAAAGAAAACAGGTGCCCTTTTCTGTATTCAGGATGCTTTGCTTATGCCGCTTCCTTTTTTTCTTCCATTGCGGCTTTGGAATCGTCAGTCCGCTGTTTTCACTCAACAATATCAATCTCCTTTCCATGATCATCCACTTCCGTTTTCAGCCACTTTTCCCACCGCCCTGAGTCCGTCATCTCTGTAAATGTCATATTCCGCATACCTTTTATTGACTCTGCTATGTATAACGCCGCTGTGTATTCCGTCTGTTTATCAAGATATGCTTTCCTGGTTCCATAAGGTCTGTCTATCCCTTCCGGATTTTCCGCCTCCTGAATACCGGCTTCCGGTTCAGTGTTTTCGGGCATTTTTTGCGCCGGCGCAATTACAGTCTGGTTCGTTTTTCCGGATTCCTGTTCTTCCGGTTCGTTCATAAACTGCGGGCAATATTCCGGCATGTCCTTTGTGATCTCCATCTGTCCTGGGATTTCATCTTCTTCCCGGTTTCTTTCCTGGATTCCTTCCATATCCATCCCTGCTTCTGGCTCCGCAGAATCCTCTTCCGGGCCAGTGTTTTCGGGCGTTTTTTGCGCCGGCGCAATTGCAGTTTCTTCTGTTTCACTACAGCCATCCACAGGATTTTCTATGATATTCTTCCCGACCAACTGGCTCTCGTTTTCCTTTCCAAGTGCCTGCTGCCTGGCTGGGTCTTTCTCATCCAGCGCCTGCTTCCTGGCTGGGTCTTTCTCATCCGGCATTTGCTGCCCGGCTGGGTCTTTCTCATCCGGTACCTGCTGCCTGGCCGAATCTTTCTCATCCGGTGCCTGCTGCCTGGCTGGATCTTTCTCATCCGGCATTTGCTGCCCGGCTGACTCTTCTTCACCTGGCTTCTGCAGTTCTTCCTGGCCTTTCGCATCATGCCCCTTCTGGCCGAAGTATCTCTGCCATGTGTTCCCACCTTCTGCCGCATCCCTGAAAATATCCACCGTCACCCCGATGAACTCCTCCCAGGTTATTTCCTGGGGAGAAGCACCGAACTTTTTGACGGCAATCTTATCCTCATACATGATCAGGAAGAACAGGCCTTTCTTGTAGGACCGGTTTCCTGACGGGTTGATGATCTCCGCCAGGCTCTTGATGTTTTCCTTTTCTGTCCCAAGGTTCTTTTCAGAAAATACCGCATTCAGGATCTCTTCGTTGTCCTTGTAAAAATTCTCGATCACCTCCAGCAGGTCATCAGCCACGCCTGTTTCCGGATCCGCTTTATTGAACTTTTTCAGATCCCGGATGTCCTGCCTTGAAGTCTCCGGCTGTACCATGCACCGGTCCTCCTCCGGCAGCTTCAGCATCTCTTCCAGCTGGCTCCTCCCTAGCTCTGCGTATTCCGGACTCAGTATCTCGGAATATCCATCTGCGGAATATTCCCGGTTGATGCTGATAAACCGGCTTGTGGTAGATGCTTCCAGCCCCAGCTCCGCCTTGGCAAACTCCGCTATGCTTTTATATCCGTCATTTTCATATAGCTTCTGCTCCTCAATCTGGCGTAGCATGAAGCCGATCCGCACAAAGCTCTGCTTGATCCCAAGCAGTTCCCTTCTCAGCTTCTGCTTCATCTCCACCCAGTCATTGAGCGTCATCTGTACATATTCCATCCCGTACCTCCCTGCATCCAAATAATTTATATTTTTCTAGCCAAGCATGACGTTGATTTGATACATCCCCATCATTTCCGATTCCTACGCCGACGCCGCGGCCGGCACCCGTATCCGTACTTCCTGACTCTTATATCCGTCATTTTCATATACCGACAGCGTTCCCGCTTTTATTTTCATCAGCCAGGTGTCCAGCCATGCCTGCATATTTTCTTTGTCCGGTTTCCCGTCCTTATTTCCGTACCACTGGATGATCCTTGGATTCCTGGCATCTATCTCAACCGTGATGTATGGAACATCCGGCTCTGTCTTGTACCTCAGCATCAGTATGTATGTCTTTCCCGTGTTGTGTTTACTCAGGTAATTGTCTCCTCCCACACAATGGTGGAGCAGCCGCCCCTCCGTGACAATTTCCTCCGCCGACCTGGCCGGTCTGATGAGATAGCTGTCATCCTCGTAAAAATATTTCTTTCTCAGGCTTCTATAGGCGCGGCGGATCTCCGGATACTGCTCTGCCGCTTGTTTTAGACGTTTATCCTTCTCCTCTTTGTTCGTTTCCAGTACCATCCTGGCATGTGCCTCTCCTAAATCCCGCGGCTGTTGATATACCGTATTGTTAAGATCATAACCCAAGGACAGCCTCATGCTCAGATAGTCCGCAAAGGTCGTGGCCGTGTGCCTGATCCGCTCTGACGCGTTTCCGCACTCTGTCCCATACCCACAGCCGGCATATTTTTCTATACGGTTGAGTAGTTTCTGCAATGTCATGTATCTGGTGGCCATTTCCACCTGTACTCCGCTTAAATGAGTCTCTGCCAGATGTTCAATCTGCCCCTCTGTCCAGTTCTCGCCCAGACGTTTCTCCATCTGCATGACTTCCAGGATCTGTATGTCTCCTTTCTTTCGGATGAGCTGCTTTACCCTTTCCTTTCGGATTCCCAGGAACTGATCCGGCCGTCTTGCATTCTGATCAGCAATCATGCCGTAATAGCATTTGACCAGTTTTTCTACCACGTGATCCAGCCCCATCTTTACCATGATCTCAATCTGTGGTGTCTTGCTGTAACGCTCCAGGTAATCAATCGGATTGATCTCTCCCGCACTCTTTGCGTATTCCTGTAACGCGCTGTACCGGAACATGGTCTCTTTCATTTCCTCATAGGTTTCCCGCATGATCTGCCCTGCGTTTATTGAAATATTATTCATGCCTTGCAGGTTGCAATCATCCCAGAAATTCTTCCCCCTATACGGATCATGCTTGTGATAGTCTATCTGGGTCTTTTTGCCCGGCTCAAAATATGCTCTTGCAATCTCTATTCCAGAGAGTTCTTCACAGGCATCGTACATTTCTGTGTCTTTATCCCCACAAATGAAGTCAAGTATCCACTTTTTCTCCACTTTCACATACCGCATGACC